TTGCAGTTTCGGCATTAACAAGCCCTGATTGCTTGCGGAATCTCCACTAGCTAAAGGGACTGTAATTTTTGATAGTGTTGAAATAGACATTTAGTTTGCTCCTATATTAATTGTATTTATCATATTAGAGTCCTGCAATTTCCCCAGTATTTTTAAGCCTTAGTGGAATGTAAATAAATTCTACTGCTTTTACTGGTTCTATAGCTATATCTAAATATAGTTCATTACGGTCAATTCTGCTTGGTGTATTATTGGACTCATCACAGACAACTAAGAAGTCATACAATGCTCTTTGTCCTACTAATTCTAACAGTAAGCTCTCTGCCGCTCCTTTAATCTCATCTCTAGTAATTTTATCATTAGGTTCAAAGATATATGGTTTTGCAAGTTTTTGTAATTGACTACGTAGGTAAATTACTAAACGTGCTACGTTAATTCTATCTAACGCACTTGTACCTCTAGCACGAGTTTTTTGTCCATATGCTACTAAGCCTGCTCCTGTAATAAATGTAATAGGATTGACATTCTGTGCGTACAAAGTATCTCTCTGACCTTCGTTTAATGATACAACATTAAATTCACCTTCTGCATCAACAAACCCTGTTGAAGTTGCATTAGTTATGCCACCTCTTCTAATACCTGCTGGTGCAAACCATGGAAAGCTAACCTGATCGCTTAGTGCCATAGTTCTTAGCATCATGTGACTTGGTGGAACAACAATGTTGTTGCCCGCATTATCACTTGAAAATCCTGCTGGATAAAACACGCCTAAGTATTCATCTCTTGACACAAGTCCATCATCATTATCTTCTGGTGCTAACGCTTGGTTAGTTGCCCAATTATTAAGATCAGTTGCATTAGATTTTAATGTAAATGGAGCATCACCTATGATAAATGCACTTAAACCTCTGTCATAGTTAAGGCTGATCATTTCACCAATAAGTTCTGGGTATCCTGGAGTAGCCATTAAGTTAAACAATCTTGACTCATCATCTCTAATATCAGAATTGCTGTTAACTAATGATTGAAGTGCTTGAACAACAACTTTACGCTGTGCCTTAGCACCAAAGCTACCTGAACCATCTGCTTGGTTACCTGACTCAGTCACCCAACGATGTGGATAATAATTTTCCATCGCTTCGTTGTTATTGAATCTTAAATTATCACCGTTTACATTTACCCAGTTACGCTCAAATCTTTTTACGTTAAATCCACTTCTACGTAGATTGTAAAGTAACATACCTTTTGGATAAAGTGCTGGATCTGGAGCATCAGTATCTAAGAAGTTACTTACAAGTAAGTCCTCAATTGCACTTGCTGTTGATAAAGATCCTGCTGTTGCATAACGTGCATCTGCAAACAATACACCATTCTCTGTAGTTTGATCGGCGCTATCACGTAGCTCCCATCTATTTGCAATTGGTGTGTTTAGTTTATTTGCGTTGAACACATATATTTGTGGGTAGCTTGATAATACTGCTGTACTAATCCAAACGTCTCCATTTTTTAGTGCAGTACCATCACTTTGTAGTGTTGGAGAACTTGCACTTACAATCGGTCCTGCTGGATCTGTTTGTTCACCTTCAGAAGCATTGTAGTATGGGCTAGTTGAATCTAAATAACCTACCCAAGTTGTACCATTATGAATCATAAGATCTACTTCGTCTACAACTGAACTATACCATAAAGTTCCTTGGTCTGTTAAAGCTGTAACTTCATTTGGACTTGCAGTATAAGCTAACGGCTTCCATTGACTTGCTTGAAGTTGTTTAGGATTTGTTGTGCCGTCTGTGCCTGCTACATAATAAAGATTAGGTGTACCGCTTGTTGTACTTACGTATGCAGTAAATCCTGCTTCAGTTAATGAACCGTCAGTATCAACAAAACGTATGTCACCAAACTGTGAATGTGAAATTGTTACTCTATTTTGACTATCAACATCTGCTGTTACATTTTCAATATTTGCACTTGTAATTGCTGCCGCAAGTGTGTCTGCATCAGTAATTGTGCCATTAAATGTAGCTGATACTGTAATTGGAGTGTTAAATGTTGCTTTACCTGCATCTGTTGAAGCTACAGTAAAAGTCTTTACACCTGCTGTCATAGTTGATGCAACAATCTTGCTTCCTCTCACAGATGTTGGAGTTGCTGCTTCTCTTCTATAAATTTTATATGAACCTAAAGGTTGTGCATCGCCTGCACAATTTGTTTGTACATATAGTGCGCCTGCTGCGAGATTTGCTCCGCCACCTGCTAAATCAAGTTTATAAAGTGCTTCTTCGTTGCTTGCATATAAAGGAGCTTCTATAGTTTCCCATAACAAAGTTGCACTATTGAATGACTTAACTCTAAATCTTGCACCTAAATTTGCTTGAGTAGTTTTAAACCAAATACTACCTGTTGGACGAGTATATGTATCTGCTGTTTTCCATTCTGGCACTGATGTGTGTGCTGAAATTTGTAATGCTGGTGGAAAGTAATTACCTGCATCTATACCTAATAATGTTAATGTAGCACTATCGCCGCCAATAACAATTGGTCCGCCAAAAGTTGAATCTGCTGCACCTGAACTATTACCATCACTGTAAATTTCTAACTTACTGTTTACTGCCGCTGCAAGTACACCTGAAATTGATAATCCGTTAATTGTTGAAGCAATAGTTGTTACTGTATCAACCGATGTAACTGATATTGAAACTCCGTTTACTGTAATTGATGTACTTCCTGGAAAAGATGGATTCGCTTTAGAACCTTGTACGGTAGGCCAACTCTTCATCCAGTCTTCGCTACCTAACTGTACCCAAGTACCTGCTGTAACACCAGGGGCATTACCTGCTGTTTTATACCACATAGTATTGAGTGTTGTTAATGCTACTACTGCATAGTCGCCTATAGTACCAAATGATGTTTTAGGAGCACCTGGTGCTTCTGCTGTACCTGTAACAAATGTTACGTCTGTTATAACGCTAGGTACTCTATTTGTAAAACTCTGTCCGCCTGTTACTGTTACTGCGGCTCCATTCCATTCTTGAAGACCAAATGTTGTTATGGAAGTATCAAACCAATAAGTTCCGTTTGTTGGATATGCAGCTGGTGCTGTTGCTTTTGGTTTAAGTTGATTAGTGTCTACATCTGCTCTTGTTACAAAAGCCGCGTTGCTAATTCCTAAATATGAATATGCCGCTTGTAAACCGTATTCGTTAAGCTCTCCTGCATGTACTGCATTGTTGCTTGCGTCTGTTTCAAATACTGGATCACCAAATGTGTCTGCTAAATCTCTTTGAGATGTTAACAAGAAAGGTTTTCCTGCATTTGCTTTAGTTGTTCCTGTTGCTGTTCCGGTACCCGCCGCGTTCTTTTTATCTTGAGCACTCACAACAAATACCATAGGTGTTGTGCCTGGCTCTGCTGGAGTATAAAAACTCTCGTCGATAACGCTTACTTGTACGCCTGGTGAAGTTAATGCCATTTCTTTGTCTCCTGTTGGAATAGTTATTCTACATGTATTTATAAGATTTATTTGAAAAACACCTAAAAGATAGCTAGATAAAGGGGCACTAAAGGTGAGCTAAATACAATATGAGACCTTTATGTGTTTGTGGACAAAGACCTGCCGCTGTAAACTATAAAAAAAACAATAAAACTTTTTATAGAAAGAAGTGTGAGATATGTTCTAAGTACGGTGGTACTGGCCATGGTATACCTAAATGGAAACAAGTTGGATATGAAAAGAAAGATGTCTGTGAAAAATGCGGATACTCAAGCAAACATAAAGAACAGTTTAATGTGTTTCATATAGACGGTTCATTAGATAATTGTAGGTTTAGTAACCTAAAAACTATTTGTGCAAATTGCCAACGTATTATGCAGAAACAAGGTGTTCGTTGGAAACAAGGAGATCTTGTACCTGATTTCTAAGATCAGTGATAGTTTTATTATTCTCTAAAATATGTGTAAATTTTGTGTTTGCCCATGCCCACTCACTAGGGTGTACGTCTTTAGGTTCTACTCCTAGTGTTTGATATTCACTAAACCAAGCCGGATCATTACCCCTTTTAATACGCCAAACTTGTCCGTTTATTCCGTATATCATTTTAGCTTCGTTAGGAAAACGTACATCTGGAATAACAAAATTGTACGTCGGATTATCTAATATTTTCTTCTTAGTTAGACTAACCCATATACCGTCATAGAATCCGTCTCGCATACATTCAGTACCAAACAGTTGGAGTACATATCTTGGGGTTATTTCTTCTCCTGTTTCGTTAGACCAATATTCGTCAACTTCTTCACGCCATTGCCTGCTTTGGTCAGTTTTACCGTCTAATAGATCTCGGTCCCAATCAAACATTGTTGCTACGCTATCTTTTAATTTATCTGCGAAACTAAGTTTTTGAAAGTTATGTCGTTTTATTAAATAATCTGCAATAGTATCTTTGCCACTGCCTATCAAACCACAAATGCCAATAATCATATAGATCTCCTAATTAATATACAATTATATACGATTATATACGATTTGTCAAGTAGTTTTTAACCAATTAAGAAGCTATAACCTACGCCACCTGGAACAGCCGTTTGTACATCTTGCTCTAGTTTTTCCATTTCAGCTATTGCTTCTTGTTTTAACGTATCACCGTTAAGTTGGCTTCCGCCTTGTGGACCAGCAATAGTTGCGAATTTACTACGTGCTTCTCCTAGCATAAATTTACAAGTTGCAAGTGTATAATCTTTTAGCCATTGGTTAGCAAGATAATCTGTAATTAATTCACTATTAGGTCTATAATTATAGCATAGAAGAAGTAAGTCTTCTTCTGCTCTAGGTCTTTGTAAAATTGTTAATTTTTTATTAGCAGTATTCCATTTGAATTCTATAAACGAACCAAACATACGTCCTACAATTTCTTGATATCCAGAAAA